TGTTTATTTACAGGGCTTTAAGAAACAGCCATTGGTTCGATGGCTACCATCACGTGACCAACAGCAACGTTTCCAGTAGCACTGCCTATATCAAAATTGATATATTTGGCAGTGGTTGGATTCAAATAATATACGGCCATTCCTCCTACCGTATTAGTGGCAGCATTAGCAACAGTGTCGTACGTAGAGTAGGTATTGTCACTGTACGATGCAGCAGGCAACCAATTGGTCCCATCGGTTGAATAAATCAGCCTGGTCCAAATGTTTTCCGCTCCAACACCCCCTTCAGTGCATTCCGCGTGCACATAGACCTTAAACACCCCAGGCCTATGGACCTGCAAAGAAGATCCAACAGCTAGGGTTATCGGGTCCAAATAGGGTGTCTTTGACTGCCAAGTAGTAGCCAAAACGTAATAGGCTCCATTAGTCGTGGTCTGAGGAATAGTACCACCTGCAATGGCCCAGGTTCCATTTATAGCTGAGCCATTGTAGATTTCACTATCTGGGCCAATGGGAACTGTAGTCCTTCCCATCAACTTCACCTTATAATTCATAACCAACCTGCCTGGGTCACTGGCACAGTCAGTATAATATGCAAAATAACCAGGTGAAAATGATTCGGCTCCATAGCCCACCGCTCCCTGCGATGTAAGATAATGGCCCCTTCCGAGATTAAGCTTCTCTCTTGGTACAGTGAGTGTCGCTTCTCGCCAAACGGGGGTCACAATCCTCTCAGGCAATCCCAGCAATTCCTCGGCAGTATCCGGGAGATGCTGGTTGTTATCAGTCACCCAAGCAATTATCATCTCGCCAGCTGTGGTCGTGCCAACTGCAGGCTCAAACGACAAACTTAATTCTATATAAGTATATCGTTGATACCTTTTGGCTTCCTGACCAAGCATAGGGAAAGTCGTCAAGTCTGCTGGATTGACAAACACTGGAGTCACACGGCTCAGATCAATAGTACTAACCACATTCTCTCGATTAGTCAATGTACGCTTAGCTGCTGGGTCGTTGTAGCCCATAGAGACATATGAAACAGCAGCAGGCGCCATAACCTTCTGACGACCAGACGCCTTCGGGCTTGGCTTTGGTTTCTTAGGCAAGCCCGGGCGCAGGATTTGTTGTCCATTACGTTTCACCATTTGAGATATTACAGACGTATTATCAGTAGGACCAAAAGGGTCTAGCTTGTGTTTGATTCGCATAGCGGTCTCGTACACCCGTGGCCAGAACCCTTTCTGCTTTGACATCCGTTCGATAAACTTCTTGTCCGCTTCCGGTGCAGTAAGATATGCAGAGACCCCGATATTGCTATATTCAATATCATGGTCCCGGCAAATCTCATCAATAGGATCCATGGCATATTCTCGAATCCTATTGAATGGTCCGCAATGATAATAAGGCCTCCACCAAGTGTCCATTTCTATCAGCCCCTCCCGTACTAAGATAGCAAGATCTGTCCAATACAGTTGTCGAACTCTCGTTCAACAACGTAGACCTTATCAATATCCATATCATATGGATCAAAGTCCTGGGATATCACCTTCCCTTCAGAATAACTGTACCACAGATGCGCATCGCCAAGGTGCTTGTTAACAATCTCCACGAAATCACTATGAGGCTCATTTGGCCACTGCACAATAGATGGATGAACTTGCATCCAAGACAATTGGCTTTCATCAACCTCATCTTGTATATGTTTCCTGAAATAATCCCCAACCAATGGGGTATTGCCATCTGTTATCAAATAAGCTCTAGCCTTGGCGGCCATTATAGCCCTCTTCTGGTTTTCGTCAGTTATCAGCCCATGCCCCATATGTGCTTTGGCGCAAACATCCACAATATTAGTACAGCTTGTGGGATTCCCATGCCATACCTCACGAGTAAAATTCCGTTTCAAGAAGTTAACGCCTAGCTCACCAAAGGGTATATACTGGAACTTGGGTTCCAAGCCTAAATCCTTAGCTGTTTCCGTCAGTACCCTAACGAAAGCCGCAGGATCTTTAACCCACGAAGGTACACCTATAACAGCGTCATCTCCCATTATAGCCTGGTGTCTGATGTAATTCCTAG